GCGTGGCGGACGTGGGTGCCTCCCTCGGGGCCTCGGGACCGCGCCGCTGCCGGTTGAGCAGCCGCGCCGCCTCGGAGATCGAGATCGAGGGGGATTCGTTGGCCGGCGGGCTGACGCCGCTGTCAGCTGGTGTCGCTGATGGTGCCGGTGTTGATGCCGGCGTGCCCGTGCTTTCAGACATAAGTCATCAACCGCGTCATCGCGGCCCTCCGGGATGCAGGGAAAACAAATAACGCGACGCGATCTTGTTCAGGTCTTCAAGCGCCTGCCTGCTCTCCCCCGCGTAGGGATCTGGCGTATGGGCCTGGGGATCATCCTCGCGTTTACCAAACGCCCGCAGCGCGCGAGCGCGATCGGCATCAGCCGCCGGGCCGCGCCCCCGCTCTGGGTCACCCATATGCAGGGCCATGATGTAACGCGTCGTCTTCTCTTCGTCCGCCGGTAATTTCGCCCAGACCTCTGGCGGAACCACGCCGGCACGGCGCAACGCCTCCAGACCGCGATGGATCGATTCATGCACCAAATTCGAAGGATAGGCGGCGTTTGAAACAATCCCGTTGGTTTCAGGCGAATAAGCGCCCACGACGGACGCCTCGGGGCCGCTCGCCACATCCAGATTGATCGCGCGCGGATCATACCCAAGCGCGGCGATGGGCGAGCGGTTGATAGCCAGTTGCGCCGCTTCATAGCCCCGTGCCGTCTCGGGGGTCCCGGCGGATGCCCGACCGGATGCCGAAGCGGTCAGGGCACGATCATCCGACCACGTGGGAACATCCAACAAATTGGCAACACGTCCCGCCATATAAGCCTCGTTGCCGGAACCGTAACCAAAGTCGCTTTGTCGCGCGTTGGCGACATCGGCCGCGTCGGGATAATGGGCCAGACGCCGGCCATACACGATCTCGGGGTTACGCTGCCCAACCATCGCCTCGCTGATCGCCCGATACGTCTCGCCCAACGCATCGGCCCTCGGATCAGGCCGTAGCGCGGGCGGACGATCATCCGACGGCTGCAACAGGCTCAATGGCCCCCCTTGGGGCGCCTGCATCTGGGCCTGCTCCTCATCCGGATACAGCAACGACGCCATCATACCCCCTTGGGCACCTACTCCATCGCCCGGTTCATCCGTTCCGCCGCCCGATCAGCCTCCACCGCTTCGGCGTCGGCGGCGATCTCGTTGCGGATCAGGTTGATGGCGATCACCACCCGCCGGTTGTCCTCGCGTTGGCGCTCATCCTCGAGGAACATCGCCCGGCCCGCCGCCTCGGCGACGATGCGGTCGAGCACCGCCTGAAAGTGCGGATCGTCCAGCATGCGCCGGCACGCCTCGGCCTGGACGGCCTGCTCAGTGGTCAGCGCCATCGACCGATATCCTCGGCCGGCACGATCCAGGCCACCAGGCCCAACACCACCGCGATCCGCGCCACACCGTCCCACGGCCAGGGCAAACCCGACCACGCGATGACACAGACCGACGTCGCCCCCACGACACAGGCGACCAGAAAACAGGTCAGGAACGGCATCAGCGCATCCTCGGAATGCTGGCACACGTTAAAATATCATAACAAAACCACACCAGAACGATCAGCACGAAGGCGATCAGGATGATGTTCAATACCTGCATCACCAGCGTGCCGGCCACGCCCAACCAACCCAGCACGGTCGGCAGCACGAGGCGGAAGATGGCGACAACGGCGCAGATGACGATGAGCCAGACGAGCAGGTTGACGAACCACGCGGCGGAAAAACACATCACGCCTGTCCTCCCCGCGCGGCCACGAAAGACGCGAGCGCCTGTTTCACCAGTCTTTTCCTGTCATTTCCATAAACGTTCAGACTGTCCCAAGGAGTTTTCGGACAATCATCATGGTATTTCTCAATAAACCGGCTGATCCAAAGGCACACCGTGGACTCGTTGGCGTTTTTGAACATGCGCCCGATGTCACGCTGCGTAACACCGGAAGCCCATTGCGCCGCCGCCCACGCGGCATCTTCATAGGTCCAGAAATGCCTATGGGCCATTCGCCTGCCCTCCCGGCCCCGGTAGCGGCGGCCCGCCAGGGCCTAACAGAGGCGACAGCGCGGCCCGCTGGGCGATCTGGCCGTATGCGGTCGGCATCCGCCCGGTCGCCAGCGCGTTGCCGATCGCCGCACGGGTCATCGGATCGGCTGGCGGCATCATGTTCCCCTGGGGTGGCGGCGGGGCCATCGGCCGGGGTGGCATCATGTTGGGCGGACGCGGGCCAGCCATCATCGGGGGCACCATCGGCTGGCCCGCCCCACCCGGCCGTGGTGGCTGGGGAGGCGCCTGCCCCACGGCCGGAGGTTGTGGCGAGGTCGGTGGCGGCAGATCGGAGAGCAGGCCAACAGCCGGCGCGTTGCTCTTCATGCTCTGCTTGAACTGATCCAGCGAGGGCGCCGGGGTGCCGAACTGCGCCGCCGCCACCCACGTCTTCGTCCAGGCATCCAGCGCCGCCTTGTCCCGCTCCCGATCGTCCTCGAGCAAAAGGGCGGCCCGCGCGGTCTGCTCCTTGGCTCTGTCATTCTCCACGTCCGCCGCCGTCTTGCTCTGCTGCACCTGGGCCAGGATGAGTGATGGATCGGGCGCGGGCGGCGGCTGTGGCGGCGGTTGAAAGTCAGGCGGCAGTTGCTTCAGATAGGCCCCGACATCCGAGATGTTCATGGTCTCGAGCATCCTGGCCAACGTGTTGCGATACTCCGGGATGCCGGCCAGCGGATTGCCCATGCCGCCCACCTGCATGATCTGTTCCTGCTTGCCGGCGATGGCCGACAGCATCTGCAATCGCTCGGCCGGCATGCCCTTCCCACCGACATTGACCGCGCACTCCCAGTCGGTGGCCAAAGCGCGCGGATCGATGGCGACCCAGGCATGCCTTATTCTTATGACATTCGGCCGGTCCTGCTGGCGGGCCAGCATGCGGAGCAGCCCGCTGTAGAGCGGCGCCAGACCGGTCTCGGCCAGGGTGCGCGCCACCATGTCCAAACGATCCTGCGCGGCACTGGACTGTTGCGACACGGCGATGGGCGCGGTCGATTGCAGTTCATCAACAGTGAGACCGGCGCTGGCGCGGGTGATACCCGTCCTGCTCTCTCTTATACTCTCCAGCACCGCCATGACCGGCAGCGCCTCCTTGCCCATGAAGGGCTTGGTCAACTCGGTCACCGCGCCGGCGGCGGCCACTCTTATAATACTGCCGATCGCGGTCTGCCGAACGTCGGCCATGTTGACCTGGCCCTGGGTCGCCACCGTTCGCGGAAACATGGACTGACCCAGACTGTCCAGGGTGGCCCGCATTACCCGGCTCTCGACCCGCTGCAAATCCATCACCATGTCGGCCTGCGACATGCCGATGACCTGACCCACTTCCCTGTATGGGGTGAAACAACTCAACGGGATCTCGTCGGCCCGCTCCCATTGTATAAGTGACTGGGCGTTGCCCAGCATGTGCACATGGACCAGCTCGCTTCGATTGTCCCCATTGGTGTCCATCCTGATCCAGCCCTCGGCATACCTGACGAGGCTGGTCGCCTTATCGTTCGGCGGGCTGGCGGCCATGTTACGCCCCCTGGCCCCATCCCTGGCGATCACTTCCTGACGCCGCCGCATGTCCTGCCCACGACCCCGATGCGCCAGCACCTTGTCCTCGGGCAGACCCATCTCAAGCAGTTCCGAGACCGTCACGTCGCGCACATCCCACAGTGCCTTCGCGGTCGCGACGGTGGAGGCCGACGGGTCCACCCAGATACACTCCGCCGGCCGCTGCGTGATGTGCGGCCAGCCACGCGACGTGGAACGGGTGAGCGTGGCCGACCACAACTCGGCGGCCGCGCCCTGGCTCAGATACATCTGCCCCTCGGGGGTTTTGGCGAGCGCCTGTTGCTCCTGGGGCAGCATCGGACGCCGGATGATCCTCGACGCCTCAATCCCAGGTTCAGCCAACAACATCTGTAACTGCGGCAGCAGCAGCCCCTCGCACACCTCCGTCCTGCTAGCCTGCCTCGCACCCCAGTGCCATCTGACCCACCCCGCCTTGCGGGTCAGCGCGTCAAGCAACGCGTCATGCAGAATGGTCCAGCCGGGATTGGCCGAGAACAACGCCCATCTGGCATAGTCCGTCGCCTGCCGCGCCAGTTGGGCCACCGTGCCATCAGTCTCTTCCGACGAAATGGGGCTGAAAGAGACGGGATCCTCGACGCCGGTGAAGAGGCGGAGGAGGGAGGGCAGCGTCTGGCGAATGGTGTCGCGCACGACGGTGAGGGTGATGTTGCTGCGGCCCTCCAGCCTCGGCGCGTTGGGTTCTCCGGCGTAATATTCCGAGGCCGTGATCCGCTGCCGGCTCAGCTGATCATCGTAATTCCGGCAGGTCGAGAACCAGAACCGAGCGTTCTCAGCGATCTCGGCATCGGTCTTGCCAAGCCGCTCGAAGATGATCTCCTGCTGCCAGGGGGCGGCGGTGGGACGCGGGGATGGTCTTAATCCCGCCGCGTATCGCCTGAGCGTGGGCGGGAGGGACTGGTCACTGTCGGGCGGCGGATCATCATTGTTCTTCGG